GGAAGAATTTAAAAAGAACCTGGCTATATTCCGTAGTAAATGGGGAAGGTAAAGACCAAGTGTTAGGACTAAAAATATTTTTAGGTGTAATGATTGCGTTGATGCTATTAGGAATCATCGGGGCAAGAACTAAATGTAGTAAAAGTATCGCGGGAGCTATCACAATATGTTGTATTGTACTGCTTACCGCGATCATTGCCAAAGAGAACCAGCCGAAAGTAACAGAAGTAGCGCCGGAATCCGGGAAGATTCAGACAGAACAAAACGCCTGGGGAACGATTACCGTTACAGACGATACCGGGGTTACGAGAGAATACCAGGGCTGTATACATATTTCCGGCACGTACCCGTATGAGACTACAGAGTATATGGGCTTGTGCGTGAGTATGGAAAGTGCAATAGAGACGGGCGAGTGGTCGCCAGGAATGTACAAACTGTACTACGAAAGCAAGGGAAAGTACTGGGAAGCTAAGAGTAATGAGAAGGAGAGTAAAACCGATGAATAACTATATAACATTGTACGGAGAACCGTTAGAGTATCCGCACCAGGTAAGCGTAGATAAGCGCGGAGTAGCTTACTACGGGTTCAACATGGCAACGGAGAGGGTAAGCGGTATTAAGGACATTACACAGGTAATTGTAGAAGAAGGTACACCAGCTTTTAAGAGCTTAACAGCAATCGACCAGGTAAAAGACCTGTTAGACTGTAAGCTGCTGGTTACTGGAAGAATCCGTACAAGAAATATCAAACGGAACAACACCGACAGCAGAACCGAAGAAAAAGGACAAGACAAGAAGAACCAGGCAGCAGAGAAAGAACATAGCAAGTTATATATTTCAGTGCGCGCCCAGGAGATTACAGACCAGGAATACGAAGGAGATACAAACGGGGTAGTATTGACCGGGTTTGTCTGCAAAAAAGGCGATATGAGAACTACGCCGCGCGGTATCCGTATTACAGATATGATTTTAGCGTGCTGGCGTGAAGACGACGAAAGCAACGTAAGTGATTATATCCCGGCGATCACATGGAACGGAACAGCGGCAAGGGCAGCAGAAAATCTTAATGTAGGGGACTGTATCGAAGTACGCGGACGTTTACAGAGCCGGGAGTATACAAAAGAGCTGGAACACGGGGAAACCGAGGTTAGAACGTGTTACGAGCTGAGTATTGAGGAATACAAGGTAGTAGCACCAGCGGAGTTAAAGAAAGAAGCGTAAACACATACACCCGAAAACAGAGAAAGACAAAAAGAAAAGCCGCTAGGTTATCGGGAAATAACTTAGCGGCTTTGCCGTACAAAGCTGTACTTCAACTCACAAAGATAGTATAGCAAATATCCGGCGAAAAAGCAACTGGAAAGCCTTTAAATTCAAGGGGTTTTACCAGTTTTAAGGCTTGATAAAAGTATTAACTTTAGGAACAAGGAGTTAGGATATATGCCATACATCATAGAGGTAGTACAGGCGGGTAGAACTGTAGAGGTAATGAAGTACTATAGCAGCAGATACGGGAAGAAGGGGATAAAGAGAGGGGAGAGGAAGGCACTTACCAAAGAAGAACAGATTAAAGTGAATAAGAGAGCAGCAGAGAAGAAGTTGAGAAGGCTGATAAATGAGAACTTCCAGGAAGGAGATACACACCTGGTATTAGACTACAGAAAGGAGAGAAGACCAGCCGAAAGAGTGCAGATGCGGGAAGACGCAGA